CCCAATCTACATCAGGATTTGCCTTCACAATCTCCCAAGTTATGTTCGGATTAAAAGATAACATTTCATAATCCCAAGGTTTCTCTGGATTCGCCTGAACAATCTCCCATGTGATATTCGGATTCCGAGATAATTCATTATTATTCCAATTTTTATCAGGATTTTTCTTCACGATGTCCCATGTGATATTTGGATTCCTAGATAACCTATCATAATCCCAATCTACATCAGGATTTGCCTTCACAATTTCCCATGTGATATTCGGATTCGAAGATATCCAAGAATAACTCCAATCTTCGTCTGGATTGTCAAGAATGTATTGAAACCACTTGTTTGTCATGATGGATGTTCGTGTTGTAGTGTCCGACATACACAAATATGGATTTTTAGAATCCGTTTTCATTCAAATCGGAATACCATCCTGCGTTTCCAAGTTGTTTGGTTCATATCCAGAGAGAAGTGAAGTGTTCCATGAGTTCCATCCGGTTTGGTATGTTTGCAAGATACAATACGCTTCCACTCAGGCACCCAAATACGATGGTCGTTCAATGCGATTCCTTCTATGGAACGACCACTATTTGTCAATAATGTTTCCATAAAGAATGACTCTCGTTCATATCGTTTTGCGTTCTTTGACAACTCATTCAACAACTCAATATCCAAATCAGGCACAGAATCTCCTTTGAGAACCATTTGATTCACAATGTCCGCAAAGCGACGAATGGGCGATGTCGCATGGCAATACAGCGGAGTTTTCAATCCCCAATGGTGCGGATTTGGGTGAGACGCATGAACATACTTGGCGGATTTGAATGCTAAATAGGATATATCCGCACCATACTTTGTATATCGTTCCATTTTTTCAACATTTGGTTTCTCGTGGATTCGCAACAAACCTTCTTGCTTTCTTTGTAGTATTTTGGCGACCTCTATGTTGTAGAATATCATACATTGGGCGACCCACTCGTGCGTATCGTCCGTATCCAGTCCTGAAATCTTACGAACGATTTCACGCAGTTTCGGAGCATAGATGGACTTTCCAACATCATCGTAGGTATAGGACTCATGATTGACGATTTGAGTGGAATGAAACGATATATTTTCAACGCCAGTCTCTGTAATCTTACAACGCAGGGAAATACCTAATCTGCTTTGGAGCGGAAGCAGAGAACATTCTTTTTGAAATGGGAGCATCGGGCGAACTACCTTTCCGTTGGAATACAATGTTTGACCCATACGACTTGCTTTTTCATATATGTCTGGGTTTGCTTTCGTCCATTCCGATACATCAGAAATTGTGATATAAAAGTATCCATCATCTCCAAATGTGAATACATCATCAATGTCTTCGCAACCACGAGGGTCAATGTTGAATGTAATCCCGCGAAGAATGTCTCGTTGGACGGATGGAGATTTGAACAGGGTATTCTTCCAAGTTCCAGTAGAATATTGGTGAATCAATCCTTCCTGCTCTGATTTCAAGTCCCCACAAGGACCCAATATGCGACTCAAATGACCCCTTGAAAGCGAATTGGAACTCCAAGCAGGGATATCCACCAATGCGAGAACATTCGTGGAGGAGAACTTGGAACAACCTACGATACAGGGACTTAGTTTGGGGTTCAGAGGACGAAATAGGTAAATAGGGACATTCCGAGATGTCATACCATATTTGGTCCGCGAGGCGAGTTCAAGAATACCTGGAATCATCTTCGTTGAAAAAGGTTTCCCTCTTTCGTTCTTCTTTCCGTTTTTATAGTTCATATGCGCTATCTTGATGAATGTCGTTTTCTTCAAGATATTGTTCAAGGATTGATTCTGGTTCAATATTTTTGATAGAATACCTGCGTGAGACTATCTTGGGAAGTTCAATCATATTCCCATCAATCTCAATCGGTTTCTTAATGAGAACAGTTTGGTAATCTAAGTCAATCGTTCCATTAAGGTTGAAACTATATGAACCCTTTACCAAATACTGATTTCTACTGTCCGATGCGTAATCTGTATTACCAAAGACTTCACGCAGGGTTTTAGAATCCACGCAGGGAATGAGAATTCCGAGTTTCGACATCTTGTTTGACTACAACCCAATTGTGTGGGTATTTAGAATCCGTTTTCACATTATTGTTATGTGTAAATTGGCAGGGTTCTTAATTCTAATTACTGTAGGCTAACCCCGCCATACCGCTCATAATTCGCAGAATGTTGTAGTTCAGGGCATATACGCGGACGTCCCATGTAGCGTCATTTGTCTGGTTTACATACACATCACCGCTGAGCTGGAGCACAAGCGTCGCTGTGTCAATGCGCGAGAAGTTGCAAGTTCCAGAAGGCTGGTGTTCCTCGGGTTTGAGGGCAAATGAGTAGCAATATATACCATTCTGTGGAAGAACACTAATCGGACCACCAGAATATGTGGTATAGTTTGTGTTGGTAGTGGTTCCGGTATAGTTCACATACTCTGTCTGAGGAATGTTTGTATGGTGCTGGTAGGGTTGAACCTTGTTGAAGTAATCACCATAGCGAGCATCCAGACGATCCTGCCCGTTGATCTGAAGCCACTGCTTGCAGACTGCATTCTGGTCATACGTGAAAGGAGTTAGGCGATTGGCGTTTAAGCTAGTCGTGCGATTTCCACCGGCCTGTGCGATTGTCGGACCACCAGGTGCTCCAGGAATCGGGACCTTGCAAGAGCGGTAGCAAGTGGGTTGAACGACCCAAATAAGTTCCTTGACCGGATGGTTGAACGTCAAATCAATGCGGTTGTTGTATGATGAGAGTCCCTTGTCCTCGTTGTATTGGACCTGCTCAATCAGATACTCGTGCGACTCCTGGGCCATACGGCGACGCTCCTCTACATCCAGATAGATGTAGTCAATATAAATCGCTGCCTGCCCAGGCTGGGCGGGAGCAGGCACGTGGGTGTAGTCTCCTGAAATTGTCTGGTTATCATTCCACAGAATGTTAATCTTCACCTCGTGATACTGGAGGGCAATCAGGGGCAGAGCAGCACCGGGATTGTGAGTGTAGAAGAACTTAAGAGGAACATATAAAATGTGCGGCAGACCAGCATTATTCTGTCCGGCACCAGTATTAGAGCAACCAGCAGGAACAGCAGGGATGAAGACCTGACCAACCGAAGCAGTGGCACCACCAGAACCACCGACCGAATCTTTAACATCAATAGTTCCTGTGGTTCCTGCTGGACCCCCTCCAACCGAAGCCGAATATGTTGGCTGCCCTCCAGCACCAATCAATGACTGACCTAGAACTGAGTTCTCTGTAGTTCCAGTGAGCGTGTCCCACAAGAACAACCACTCACCATACTGGCGGTCAATGAGCTGACCACCGATTTCAAGTTCTACATACTTCAACAAGTTGTATCCAAGAGAGAACTGGTCGTTATTGTACACAGCGGTCTTTCGCGTAGTAGCATCATAGTGAGGCAGATGGACCTCAAGATAGGTGGAATACAACAGGTCGGCATTGCGATTCACCACGCAGGACTGCTTGGTTCCCCAATTTGGCTGACCGGTGAAGTTAATGCGAAAAGGCTCCATCGCGAAGTTCGTATGACGCTTGAAGAGACCCTTCCAGAAAGTAATTTGAGGATTTCCAGAAAGATATGCGTCCTGGGCGCCCATTGCGACTAATTGAAGAAGACCGCCACCCATATTGTATTTAATCTTGACCTCACTCTTTTTTTTGAAATTTTACCTCGTTAATGACGATAAATATCGCCACTGAGAGATACTACATACCTAAACTGGTCTTAAAATGTCCGTAAGGTCAAAATATGACCCGTCGGGACTTTAATGACGGCGAGTGCGACGCGTCTTCTTGGCCGACGACTTCTTGGTATAAGTCTTCTTTGCCTCCTTGATGACCTTCTTCAGACCATCACCCTTCTTATACTGCCCCTTAGACTTCATCGTCTTCATTGTTGACTTTACGTGTGTGAGCCAAGCGTTTGCCATTTTATTCTTAACGCAGAGAGAATTACTTGACTCTAAAAAGAAGTCCTCGTAGTCCGCGAACCACCTCATCAGGAATACGTTGATTCATTGGAATTCCCATCAGGCAACAATAGTGAAAATAGATGGAATACATCCCGCATTCAGAGTCCTCGTATTGATGCCGTGTTCCATTGTAGGACAACTTCATAGGTTTGCTATGGATACCTGTAGCATCCCATTGTTTCTTCCATCGTCTCATAAGGACTTGTATTTGCTTTTCAGGTTTATGAGCATAAGAATCAAAATAGGTCATACGCGGATACTCCAAATCAGGACTTATATCGCAAAATGTAGCAATCCAATGCTGTCCGGGTCCAGTAGAGACATCCGTGTTAAATATAAGTCCTAATTTACGATATCCTTTGCTATAGAGTGCCTTAATGTCCAATGAACACAAAGTGCTGACCAAACATTCTCCTGAACGCGTATGCTTATCAAAATCAATCGGAAAGGTTCCCACGTGTTTGTATTCAGGGAATACCTTCTCAAATCGTTTTTCCAATACGTCAATTTCGTCTGATGTAATCCACTCTTCAGGATTTACTTTCCACGAAGATGGACCTTTGGGTCGTGAAAGCAGGTGCGATATGATACACTCGCTTCGTCCTGACCTACACGATTGCTGTAATCGTTCCTGTAGCGAACGCCAAGTCTTCTCAGGTGTATCCTTTGGAATTGGTTGTTGATGAGGATGTTCCTCGTTATATACCTGACGGAAGTTATCAACCTCCTTTTCATCAAAGTACATTCCCTTATTCAAAACGGATGAAAGTTTCCGATTGGATTTTGTAAGCATAGTAAAATGGAAGCAACTCTTCAATCTCTCAAGTCCTTTCTTCAGTCCTATCGTGCGTTGGATGAGGATTTGAAGAAGATAAACGCAAAGGCACAAGAATTGCGTCGCGAACGCAAGGATGTAGAGGTTGAAATGTCCGCGATTCTGTCCAAACCTGAATTTGACCAGTATAATAAGTTGGAAATTAAGGAGGATGGAAGTTTGATAAAAATTCAGCGTCCTGGAACTTGGACGAAGGGATGGTCAATGTCTAAGAATGAGTTGATGGATGGATTAAACCTATATTTTGAAAAGCATGAGAATACAGCAAACGCAGAGGAATGCTTTGAGTTTCTAGTAGAACGACAGAAACCCAAGATGGTTGCGAATGAGTTTGCGTTTGAACGCTGTATGCCTCCACCTCCACCTAAAAAAATGAGAATGTAAAGTAATGAGTGGTCCTAGTGGTTATACATCGAACTTAGACCTTTTGGCTGATGTGGCGAGTAGAAGTATAGATGAAATGATAGCAGCGAATGCTCTTGTTCAGTTAAACCAGCAACAACTAGATGGAATTGACCAATCTATACAAGTTCTCAGAGACCTGAATAGTGTTCAACTTTCTGAACTTGAAAAAAAGGAAATATCCGAAGTTTTGAAGACAAAATACAACATCGTGAAACGAAACGCAAAGAAACTTGAAGACTTTGGATTGTATCCGCCAGTCAAGTTTTTGAATGATACAACGGCAGGAGGAGTTGAAGTTGGGAAACGACCGAGAAATGCTCCAGTTCTATATAGCGCTGAACAGGCAAAAGAAATCCTAGAACAGCGAGAAGAAGCGGCAAAACGACCAAAACGAGTCGTAAATCGCAAAACAAAGTTTATTCGCAGAATAACGGGAACCTATGAAGAACTTGACCCAACCTTAAAAAAATCCTTGCCAGACCTTTGCGATTTACAAGGTGCTTCCAAGTTTATGAATATTTTATTTCCTACGAAGAT